ATCCGTGTATTGTCCGATATACGCACCCGGTGTTTCTCCGGCATTGGCGGTAAATGCCTTACCGTCATTTGAGTATTTGATATGCAGATAAGTAGTTCGCCCGTCAGTTCCTTTAGGTCCAGCGATACCCTGCGTACCTTGCGGTCCTTGCGAGCCCTTCATCTGCACCCATTTATATGAGGTGTAAGATGTCGGAGCAGTCGCACTGGCCGTCACCGCCGTACCGATATATGTATTAGGTGTGTCAACCATCGGGTTGCCGCTGGCACTGGCCGAGTACTTGACATGAAAGTACTGGGATGTTCCCGGAATGCCTTGTGATCCTGTCGGTCCTGTCGCCCCTGTTGCACCTTTAGCACCCGCAGGACCTTGCGCCCCAGTCTCACCCTTTACCTTTGTCCAGGTGTAATCAGAGAAGGTATTACTATCAGCTTCAGAAAAATCCGTGTATTGTCCGATATACGCACCCGGTGTTTCTCCGGCATTGGCGGTAAATGCCTTACCGTCATTTGAGTACTTGATATGCAGATAAGTAGTTCGCCCGTCAGTTCCTTTAGGTCCGGCGATACCTTGCGTGCCTTGCGGTCCTTGCGAACCCTCCATCTTAACCCATTTATACGAGGAATAAGATGTCGGTGCCGTTGCACTGGATGATACTGCCGTGCCAATATACGTGTTAGGTGTATCAACCATCGGATTGCCGTTGCTATTGGCCGAGTACTTGACATGAAAGTACTGGGATGTTCCCGGAATACCTTGTGAACCGGTCGGCCCTGTCGCCCCGGTTGCTCCTTTAGCACCCGCAGGACCTTGCGGACCGGTTGCCCCTTTAGCGCCTGTATCGCCTTTTGAAACTTCCTTCAACCAATCCACAGACGTTGCGCTCGGCGTTTCCGTTGTTTCCTTAGCAATACACAAATAAAGTGATCCTCCGTATGTTACCCGGTCATATTCATAATAGCGTTCTCCGGCATTGTACGCCCCCTTATCCACCGGTACAGGTTTGGCAGTCACTCCGTCCGCCGATATCACCCGGATTGAACCGGTCATAAAAATATTTTCCAGCAAAGCGGAATAACCGCTCATGTCGCCGAATACGGGATGAACAAATCCTTTCGTATTGCCCAACTGCATGGCCACCATTGCCGGAGCAATCTCCCAACTGTTTACGCCATCCAGGAAACGGATATACCCGTCTTTCCCGCTCAGATAGATGGAGCGTTGCCGTTCGGTCTTCGTGAAGTTACCCATCCGGGCTATATTCATAAATTTGCAAGGCAGCACATCGGTCAACTGCGGCATCACTAACATAGTGCTATTCTCATATACCGATATCACACGGAACATAACCATCCTGAATCCTGCATTATGATGATAAATACCTCTCAGGATATCATCAATATCAAAAGGATTAGTGTCACCTTCTTCCAATTTCAGTGTAACAACATATTGGTTTTCTCCGGCTTCCGCAACTTCTTGGATAATCCCGCCCTCACTTACCCAGAATTCAGAGCCAATCACCGTTATTTTATTATAGCGTAGTTCCGGCACTTCCAGAAAAGCCCGCAGGAGAAGCGAACGCGCCTCGATATCACCTTCAGATGTAGCGTTCCAACCGGTACCCAACAATCCGGAGACGAATGTTTCCGAACTGATATCCCCCTTGAAAATGGCACGTAATATCATTGCTACATTGGTAATGTCGATATCTTTACTCGTTATCTTATCCGTGGCGGTGACATTGGTACCGGACACTGTATCACCGGCCTTAATATTTTTACCGGATACATCTTCGGTAGCGGTGATAGTATCGGTCTGAATTCCGTTCTTAACTTCCAATCCTCCCAGCAGCTTCAGCAGATGCTTTGTCTCATCCGGTCCTGTCTTAGATAAGAAGTACTTCTTCAGTTCCTCAATATCTATAGTTTTATCCTTCAGCCCTTCATTCAAAAATGCGAGCACTGCCGCTACATGACGGTTGGAGACACTGTTCTTAAGTATCGCTTTGTCTATATAGTCAATTAGCTGGTCAATTACTTCCTGTTGCTGTGTCATATCAGTTAAATTCGGGTGTGAATTGTTCGGTATGTATGCGCGGGGATCCGAAATCATCATCCAGGAGTGATCCGGTATGATGGTGTTCTGACTCTGCAAAACGCAATGTTAACTTGATGCTTTCTGGAGTGGTGGCACGTGCGGCGGATGCCAGGTTATCAGCCGTAGCGATGACCTTGATATTGCGGCCATCCAGTCCCAGGATCTTGATATCATCTGACGACAGCATATCTATAAGATATACGAGTTCTTCCGGTGATCGATATCCGGAGTCTACTTTTAATGTGTCGGTACCGGATTGGCGTTCACGGGCTTCTACATAATCATCCACCAATTCATCATATACGAAGTATGTTTCTTCGTCCGCTGCCTTGTGCTCGATGGAACCGATACCGGTGACCTCGATACGTTCGTAGGCTCCGTAGGAGTTCAGGAATTGAAGCAGATAACGTTCTCGCGAGACAGTTCCCGGAGTGATTACAATAGTACAGGCTTTTATCTCTCCGGAATAAATATCAAAGACGGATGCCAGAACATGACTCGTTTCAAACAGATTCTTCCGGAGGCGGTACAAGTTGAGTGCGACAGGATCTCCGGTTGTACCGGGTAGGGTAGTAGTGATTCCGGAAGCGATGACTTTCAGCTCTCCATCCGGATAAATAAACGGAATCGGCAAAAGCTCCGTTTCCCGGATGGTGAAAAGGCGTCCGGTTCCGCGGGTAGTCTGGAAAAAGTTTCCTTCTGAGTTGAGCAGCTTCCAGGTGAAGATATTACTGTTTTCATCATTCAGCCGGCGAAGTGTCCGTTTACTGACTCCGCCGATCAGAGCTTTTAATGTCAGCGTCACTTCTCCACCTTCAGTATTAGTGACTGTGATGGTGATATCTTTAGCGCTACCGGTGGCACTGATCAGCACGTCAACAGATTCATTATATAAAGTAGCCGGTTGCACGATGGCGGCAAGTATATCTTGTATGAAGATGGAGAAATCCCCCTCACCGCTGCCGGTATAAACAATATTATTTCCTTCCTTGATAACATAAGTGGCCAAAGAGGTGGTATTGACAGACAACTTGATAGGGTTCCCGGTCAGTGCCATGGTTGCAGGGTATATATTAGCGGTTAGATTCATAACGGGGTATAGGTTGATAAGACAATATTTCCGGATACGGATACCGTACAGCTACAATAAGTAATCAGGAACACATCACGTTCCGGGGTCGGTGTTGTGATGAACGCGAACAGGTCGTCGGCCATGGCGATATTGTTTCCCGAATACCGGCGATAAGCAGTCAGTAACACATCCGTATTACTGACCTGCATGGCTGTTATGTTTTTGCTGTTAATCATGGTGCAAAGATGAGAACTGAAGGCGGAGACTAAAAGGACAACTTAAATATGGTCTGCCTTGATCCATAGATTGTATTTGAATTCAAAATGTACACCTCCGTACTCCTTTTCTTCATAGATGGGGATCCCCTGGCTGGTGTAGTTTTTGACCACTCTGATTTTATAATATAGGTCGAAACTGTAGTTTACCTGCTTGATGAAATGAGTTCGTGTATTATCGTAATCGTCTTTGGTCGGTACGGTGAAAGGTATCTCAACATCGGAGGTTTCGTCGCTGACTTCATTCTTTCGGTTGACACCGATCCAGGTTGCTGGTGGTTTGACTGCAGTCTGCCATTGCCGTATCTGCTCGCCGCAAACAGAATTATATACTGATTCCCGGTTATTAAAGAGGACCCATTTATAAAGCTGCGCTATAGTATGAATGCCTTGTTCCTTATCAAGATCATAAGGCTTGAGTAATTTGATAGTCCGTAAATTTACGGTAGCCGGCAAACTGAAATGCAGCGGTAGCTGATACCTCTGTGTATCGACTAAAAGCCGTTGGCCATCAAAAGCGACAGGGGTACTGAAATCAGCATTCAAGAGCTGCTTGTGTTCCAGGTGTAATTTGGCTTCAATAGTGTGGTTAGCATGTCTCAGAATCGCATCGTAGCCTTTCCAGAAGCGGTTGAATAATCCGTTTTCTCCGACGAATGTCATCGAGATATCATAGGTGTGTCCGTTCTTGTCAACAACCTGGCCGTTGGGTCCATAACATCGGGGACTACCACAGGGGCGTGCTGTTGGCAGGGAGAAGCAAAAACAGAGTGGAGATGTGTTTTCTGACTTCTCCGAGAGGTTTACATCAGAGCTTGAGATATTGGTATACCGGTGGATCTTGTTGAATAGATAGGCAGGGCATTCATAGTTGTTATCCGGATCCTCCCACTTAATAGGTAGGCATTCGTCTACGGATGAGATATCTTCGTAGTCTATGTTAGACTCCTTATCCCAGGGAAAGAAGTCTAATGATACTACTTCAAGCTTCTGTGTGCGAAGGTTACGCACGCAATAAGTACCATCCCTGTTGGTATAGCTCAGATATCCGTCCTTCCGGTCTCCGACAATATGCCCGTATGGTTTGAGGAACTTATCAAGGGAGTCGGCTGCAGGAGAAGCGACTAACAGCGGATATGGGCCACTGATCGAAGTTGCTGCAGACAATTTCAATTGTTTGGGGGTATTGTAATTCATGATAGGTTCGGCAGCCTTTAGTTTAGACCAGTCTTGTGAAGCCGGAGAAGTGATAATGTCCTTGATGAACCTGAGCCGTACAGTCTTTGTCTTTCCATTGACGAAATAGACCATTCCAAAGCGGCAGTAAAGCGCCTGCAGGAATTCGTTTATCGTGCAATCCGGCATGAGGTCCGAATAGTCGATAAACCCTTTGACACAACAGTCTGCAGCATTGTTAAGTACAACCAGACGTGCGAGCTGCGGGTGTGTGGTGAATGGGTTCTCTGTGACACGATATCCAAAAGTGCTGAAGATATAATCAAGCAGCCAGGACACTTTCAGAAAAGGAGTGATCCCGTAACCGATGGGTACTGAAGTGGCGACAGCTTCACTGTTCATCAGATAAGTTTCTGTCCGGGCGGCACCGTTTAATTTGTATTTTTCACCTTCTTTGATGATAGAGTTTAGGTATTCCGGATAATAAACGTCTGCATCATTTTCTTTGGTTCCCGGTATGGCTACGCAGATCTGGAAGACATGGAACGGAGTATCTGTCTTTCGGTCATTCATAATATCATCGAGGTAGGCGATAACGTCTTCAACTCCATTTTCCGGACTATACTTCGGTAGCCCTTCAAAAGATCGCAGGGTTACGGAGTTCCAGATATTGTAGATTTCGGACTCGTCAAAGCCGATATTCGAGACAATGCCGGTACTATGCGAGGCTTGCGTGATATTCATTTTTCCGATCCGGTGGTAGATGCCATCGGACACGGTGACCCGTGCATCTTCAACCGGTGCCTGATCAGTGTCCAGACGGTTGATATGATTAATCAGGCGAAGGTTATTTTTAGATGTCGGTATTGTGGTGGCGATGGATTGCGATCCCTGGTCATTGAAGACAGGAGAGGTGTCTTCGATTTCAATATTGAAATCAGAAGGCAGGTCGAAAGTTCCAGATTGAGTAGTGATCTTTACTGACATGGCTATTTGTTTTGTTTGGTAAATGCTTTTTTTGATTTTCGGTCCAGTTCTTCAGCGTCTCGCAGATCCCGGAGTACAACGTAGGCTTTCAGATGTTTCAAAGTGGCAATAAGTGAGCGCAGCTCTGCGATCAGTTGGTTGATCTTACCTTCATCTTGAGAGGTTGTTTCCGGGGTAGGTGAGGAGATAGCATTGTAGGATCCTGTCTCTACCGGTGTGTAGTTTCCAGCTGCACGTTGCGGTACCCGACCGCTCCGCGCATCTTGGATCGCATCGATTACCAGCGGATAATTAACATGCTTCTGCAGGCGTGCGAGATCTTCCGCATTGATAATAAGTTCGTCTCCACGCTCTGAAATCAGAGCCGTCCGGTGTACAATACCGGTAGGAGCCGGACCGATATAAGGCACATCCCGATAGGTTTTCCCGTCGTCTTCGCCGATGACATCATAATTTCCGGTTGCCCATTGGCGAACGGTTACGTTGGCGGTTGGAGTCTTGTTTTCGGTATCAGAAGCGGAGCTGGAACTTTTCTTTCCACCGATCAGGGCTTTCAATCCGGCACGAGCTGCAGCAATCGTTCCGCCGATAACAGCAGCCAGGGCCGCACCGGTTGCGATACCTAAGAAACCTTTGCTACCTATTTCACGGGCTTGGGCTTCTGCGATGGTGGTGATACCGATACCGGTTAATCGTATCAGTTCTGCATCGATCATGGTGGTTAGTACATCAAAGACGATATCGACCATAGAGTCACCGAAGTTTGCCAGGGCGTTTTCCTGCCCGGCGATAACGTTGCCTATTGCTTCACCAAAGCCATTGGCATACTGCATCATGGCGGTATGTTGTTTCTTACCGCTGGCAGTCTGTTTTTTGGCAAGGTCTTCGGCCATTTTAGCCTCTTTGTCGGCTGCTTTCTTTCGTTCCTTCAGTTCTTCCTGGACACACTTCATCTTGAAATCAAAGAGCTGCTCTTCGATAGTCTTCCTGGCGTCAGCATCCAGCCCGGCAATCTCAAGAGAACGTTGCAGGTGCATGATAGCCAGTTGATCTTTGGCATCTTCATAACTTTCCTGAGTGTTCAGATTTTCATCACTTTGGTTGATGAACACTTCCTTCAGATCACGTTGTTGCTTTTCATAGAGTTGCTTTTCTTCCTCGATGGCAAGCTCAACGGCTTTCTTTCGCTCCTGAATCTGTAGGTCATCGAGCTGTTTTTCAGCGTCGGCAGCTTCCGAAGTTCCTTTGCCGGCTAAATTGATAACCCGTTTGAAATGTTCCGATTTCAGATCCAGCATTTTGGTTTCATACTGTTTTTCTGTTTGCAGTTCTTCGCTGTGTCCTTCCGCATATATTTTCTTGATATCGGCCTGTTGTTGGGCATAGAGTATCTTTTCTTTTTCCAAAGCGGCTTTGCGGGCTTTTTCTTGCCCCTTTTCATCGGCATTTCCACCATTATCACCTTTAGGTTTAGGCTTATTAGCAGTTATGACTACTTCCGGGAGTTCATTCTTTGGAGTCTTTGGCATCCAATTAGCATATTTCTTTTCGACACGACCGATCTCCTTTTCCATCTTGTACACATTTCTAATGTATTTCTCCATGTCAAAAGCAAAATCACTACCTAAAGACTTTTTGCCGAGATATTTAGCCTTGATAGTGTCATAAGCCTGACCGAATGCTTTTTCCCATTTCATGCCAGCTTTGTTATATTCTTCTGTGGTTCTTTTGATGTCATCAATGGCCATGTTGGCTAATTTACCATTACCTAATGTTTTTTCTAATTGAGAACGCATTTTTTCGATGGCATCAATCTGTGTTTTGGCAAACCCTTCATCACCAAACCAACCTTCTTCACCTTCCATGAGGGTCTGTATTTCTTCATTTTTATACTTTAAAGCAATTTGTTCAACAAGAGATTTATTAATACGTTTATAGGCTTCGTTAACTTCATCCAGATTACTTTTTTCTGTTAACAGGTTTGGTAGGTATGTACCATATTTATCATTAATATCTTGAATAATATTACGGCGTTCCTGACTACCTTCAGTTGTTTTATTCAGTGCGGAGAACAATGTATCGAGTGAACGTTGTTCAGTGAGTATTTCTCCGTTCATACGTTTCATTGCATCTGTTACGGAATTAGTACGACCGAGAAGTTGGTAAAGACCTACACCTAAAGTCGCTACTAATGAGACTATGATAGCAAGTGGATTAGCTTTTGTTACAGTATTAAACAGGCGCATAGCGGCTGCTGCTCTACTTATATTACCGGTTAATGCTAACTTTGCTGCAGATAACAGCAAGACTGCACCTGATAGAGCTTTGTGCCATATAACCGACAACTTATCAGTAGCAATGCTGGCTAACTTGGCATTTTTAAGGCGTGATTCATAGATTGCTGCAAGTTTGACGGCCGTATAATAACTTACTATAGCTGTAGTTAGGGTGATGATGATTCCCATGTTTCGGGTGATGAAGTCCACTAACTTGATAAATTTGCCTCCCCAGCTCACAACACCATTAATAGATTGCACGATGGCAGGATTCAACTTCTCCATCAAGGCAATACCCATTTCGTTCATCTTATTTTTAGCCTGGTCAAGTTTGGCGGCTGCCGTCGCTGACTTGGTAGCTGCCTGGTCAACGGCAACAGTCGTACCGGTGACGGCTTCGGTGTAGTATTTCACCTTCTCGGCCTCATTGATCAGAACGCTGGCGACGTTATAACCTTCCTCACCGAACTGTTTTTTTATCTGCGCGGCAGAGAGCTGCTTTTGTTGCAGGTTGTTGAGTGCAGTTTCCAGTCCTACTATTTTGGGATTGGTTTCGTCAGCTCCAGTTTGCAGGGTTAAGAAGAACTTCTTCAGCCCGGTACCGGCAATTTCATCTTTGATACCTTTCTCGGCCAAAGTTTCAATGGTACCGACTAATTGCTCTATGGGGATATTGGCGGAAGAAGCGGCAACACCGGACTTTGTGACAGCTTCAGTAACGGACTCAACACCGGCGGCGCCGAATTTGGAACCGGCTGCCATAACATTAGCATATCTTCCCGCTTGGTCTGCACCATCTCCGTATTGGTTGAGTGATAAGGTTACAGCGTCAACGGCATCTTTCAAGGTCATTCCGGAAGCGGATGCCAGTATAAGAGTTTGTTTCGTAACTTCTGCCAGTGCTTCTTTGTCTTCTAACAGTTCCGGTTTGGCAGAACCTACCAATTTATAAGCATCCAGTATCTCGGTTGCAGACTGCCGGATCCGGATGCCGCTTTCGTCCATAGCGGTAGATAATCTTTTCGCTTCCTGTTCCAGCCAGTTGACGCTGGCGTCATCCAGCCCGGTTAAAGCCTTTACGTCGGCTTTGGCTTCTTCGCGTTGGTTACGCTTTTCTCGGAGTTGGTTCAGCTTGAGGGTTACTCCGGTAATGGCGGCGATACCTGCCGTTACGACGGCGGCATATTTATTAAAGATACCGATCGCTTTGCCGAAGGTCGTTCCTTGACATCCGACCTCTACACGCATTGCATTTTGCGCACGTGTCACGGCTTCGGTTACACGGCGGTTTTGTTCCAGGGCGGCAGTGTACTGTGTTGTTCCTGGCGTGGCTTCGCGCAAGTTTTTACGTACCTGAGCTTGTACGGCAATCAGTTTCGTATACGAAGATCCGGACAGGTTATTTAATACCGTTTCGGTCTCTTTTACTTTGGTTTGATAGTTTTTCAGAGTTCGGTTTTTGGCTTCCAGCTCTTTCTTTAATTTCCTACTTTTACTTTCGTAATTAGCTTCGCCTTTACTGAGGCTGGCAAGCTCTTTTTCTAATTTCTGAATAGCTGCTTCAACGGTGGCAGCTCCTTGAGCTGCAGGCGTGCCGTCGATATAAATTTTAATGCTGCGGTTTAGGTCGTTATTTGCCATAAGGTAGGTTATTTATCTATGAATATTCTGGTAGCGTCGATCAGCATAGTGTCGAAATATCTTGTTACGATGTCTGCGAGTTCTGGAAGACGATTCCGGACAACCGGATCAAACCATTCAAAAGCGTTGCGGTTACCGGTGCCTTGGCTGGCATTTAGAGAATTAGGATTTGTATGCTTTACGATTCCGGTACTTACTTCAATTCCATTGATGTTTTTGAGTTTAGTCCAGTTAGAGCCGATAGTTCCGCCTTGTCCACGTCCGGCTCCTTTGTGAATATAGATACCATGACGTGGAAATGAAAAGCCAAGTTGGTTAATGATGCCATATTTATCGGTGTAGGCTTTAGGGTGAAGTTCCCGGGCTATGCGCATACTTCGGGAGGCAATGGTAGCGCGAAGCTGTGCGGCTACGGAGTTTTGCCAGGCGTTAATAGCATTATTGTATTCTACCACACGATCAGCGTCTTGAGCCATTGAATAGCGTTCGGTTTCGGAGATGGTTTCAAGGCGAATAAGGCTTGATGCTCCGGCCCCAGAGAGGCTGTTTTGCTTGCGCTTGGCTGCATTGTATCTTCGTGCTGCACTACGGGCGTCTCGGGTGTTTTTGTAGTATCCCATAGCTATGCATTCCAAAAGGTTGCGTCAATAAAAAAATCTTCAGCTTCATGTATGGTGAAGGTGAGCATACAGCCGTAAAAGTTATCACCTATCGGGCCGATACCATTGATTTGCGTATTGCGGTCGATGGCATAAGAGAGTTGAGGATCCTGGAACAGCACGTTCCGGATTTGTTTGCATACAGGGCGGCATTCTTCAAAAGCGGCAGTGATGGTTTGAGGTCGGTCGGATATCGTATTCTTAGCAACGATGAAACTATACTGCAGGGCATCGTTTAAGCCGTCGCCTCCGTTATCCTGGGAGTCAGACTCGTACCCATTGACGGCAATCAGGATCATACCGGTTACACAGGATAGCTTATCATCCAGGTTATACAGATCTTCCAGTCCGAAGGCTTCAAAAAAACGGGGCTTTTCGGGTGTGTGACTGATAGACCTCAGCCTGATGGCGAGCTGTTCGCCGTATGAAAAGTGATTGTAGATGTCCATAACAACACAAGGGTTTAGGTTATGGGCACAAAAATAACCCGCATGAGGCGGGCTATAAAGGACAAGTATTTAGGGGATTATTATTAGTCTGGCATTATCATGACCAGAAACAGGATAACGACTATAATACTCCAAACCATTTTCCAAAAAAATGATTTGGTGGTTTTGATCACACCGATACCGATAGTGACAATTCCGGATAAAGCTAATATAGTTAACATCATTCTTCTTCCTCCTTATCTTCAGGCAGCAAGATACGAATTAATTCGGATAATCTGGCTGCTGCGAGTTGTTTTTCATCCATGGGGGTAGTCGGATCTAACAGGGAGTTAATGAGACGTAGGGCTTCATGTCGTTTCATTGTTCACCTCCTTCTTTAACGATGAATGTTTCCATTTCCTTTTGAAAATAGCGAGCGGTCTGAATCATGCGCATTCTACTTAGTAAACCATCACCTTCTAAACTGGGCGGATTTTCGTCTATAACATAGTCAATAACTTCACCCATAAAATCTATAAGATTGTTCACCATACCTTCTTGCTGCATGTATGAGATAGTGGATAGCATTTCCGGAGTAATGATGGCTTTATTCTTCATGGTTGCCTCCTTTCTTTGCTTTATAAACACAATAGCCAGCAGCCAGAAAGCAAGGAGGAAAGATAAATCCTACACAAACAGAGAAGATAGCCGCCACATACCAGCGATCGGTGTCTGTTTTCACTTCGCAGTCAGTCATGCTGCGATAATAACGCTCTTGGAGCGTGTTTACGTTCTGCGTGGAGCGGAACGAGGGCACGTATTGAGTGCCGGTGGTTAATTTATTCATTTTGTAATGCATTTAAATGAAATAAAATAATATGTTGATTAATACACACTAAGTGTCAACTAAAAGACGGGAAGGGAACAAAGAAAGTTCCGCTTTCCCGTTGCATTACACCTGATACAGGCAGTGGGCGCATTAACGCTCCACACGGGGGTCGGAACTATATGTTAACCGATAGGCACAAAAAATGCCAACGGCAAAAGTTGGCGAACTGTCTCGCCTGTATCAAATGTAATGCACTGCAAATATAACATATATTATTGTGAAAATAATAATATTTGCAATGTTTTTGCCAAATATTCACGTATTGGCAAAATAGATATGCTGAATCTGCAATAAAAAAGCAGAGTTTCTTGCTCCGCTTTCCTTTTTTATATGGATCGTAGAAACTCATCCTCAGATAGTATTTCCAAATCTGCCCCTTTTTCTATTAGCTTGATAGCCTTTTCTTGTTTACTACTCATTCCGTCTTCTCCGACAATGCGGTAGTCTTGTTGACCAACTACAAGAAAATTAGTATCTCTATTTACGCCATTTTGATTAAAGCCACCTATATCAGCTATTATTTGTTGTGCTTCAGTACGTTTCATTGCTGAAAGTGCTCCTGTGAATACAACATTTTTTTGATAGAAAATGGATTCAGGGTTATTCTTAGACTCATCACCTATAATTTGTTTGGTTCGAGCTGCTTTATTGATACGCTGGCAAACAGAAGATAAGTAACCATTATGATTAAATTCACCAAAAAAGAACTGAAATTTGTTTTCTATCTCTGTAAGTTCCTCATCGGATAGAATCTCTTTGGTTAAGTCAACTCCTTTTTCTTGCGCTGCTAATAAAATGATTTCTGCGCATGCTCTTGAATCTTCTCCAGCATCGTGTTCTCCGGGCGTAATGCCCAACTTATTGCATAAAGAAGAAAGAGAATAAGAATAAGAAGGCTCTCCTGGCCATACTCTTCGAGATATAGCTAAGCTGCATCCAAATAATAATGAAGGAAAAGGCAAATTATAGCGTGAGAGTGTTGTAATAAGTGCTTTGATGTCAAAATTGGCATTGTGGGCAAAAATAATATTTCTTACTTTTTCATCACCTAAATATGGGGTAATAGTAGGCCATAACTCAGCAAATGTAGGTTTATCCTTTACCATCTCTTCTGTTATTCCATGTATTCGTACATTGAAATCGTCGAAGAAAGTTTCAGGGTTGATTAACCATGATTTGACATCTTTTATTTTGCCACCCTTAACCGTAGTTATTCCTAATTGGCAAACGCTGTCTCGATATTGATTTGCTGTTTCAAAATCAATTGTAATAAAATCAAATATTTCCATATTGCATAGTATTTTAGAATGTATATGTCAGCCCGCCACCGGTACCGTTAGAGAACAAATGCAAACTTCGCCCGGCTTTTAGTTTGTAGTTTATAGCTACTATTTCACAACATATAGCAGCGGCAAAACTAATTCCGGAAGCAATGAATAGTCCTTTACGTAATTTGCGATCTGATTCTATTTTATCATAGACTTCATTAGTATTTGTATAGTCATCATCATATCTGTAGACTTTAGTTCCGATAACACCGGCTGTAATAGCAAGAGCCGTCCCAATGCCAGCACAACCAATAGCGCCGTATTGATACTTTGCCGACTTTTCAAGATAGATACCAGCTTCCCTGACAACATTCGGTTTTCTTCTACTCTCTGTTACACTTTGACTACTTTGGGCATTTTCTTTGTTTGCCCATTTCTCCAACTCTTTGTTTTGTGCAGATACAAAGATAGTTACGGCGAATAATAACGCCATTGTAATAGTGATTTTCTTCATGTTCATTTTTTGTATTAGTAAAATCGCTGCAATGTCGAAATAATATTTGACACATACAATAACATGAGGATTTTTTTGTACTTTAGCGGGAAACAAATAGGATATGATTCAAGAAAATGATTTTAATTCAGTAAAAAGGCAACTGCAAGAATTGAGATATGAATATTATAGTTTTCGTATTTCAATGTTTTATAGAACACTGATTATTGCAGTATGTTTCGTATTGGGGCTTATAGCAGGATTCCTGATAAGTTTCCTACTATGAAATAGAATAAAAAGGTTTCCAGCTCATGGAAACCCAGTCTAACTTGTCAAAGCTAATAGCTTCAATCTGATGAAGCATTAGAATCGCATTGATTATATATTAGAAAGCTTAATAGGACTATCAGGTGGTAGGATACAGTTATCCGAAAGAATCATATATTCTTTACCTTTTCCTACAGTAGCTGCACTGTAATTTAGCGAGTACTCAAACATATGATAATTCATATAAAGATCACGAATAAAGTCTACTTTATCGTAGGTTACTATCCATTTTTGATTTTCTATTTGAGTAATAGCATTGTATATATCAAGGTGATCTTGATCATTATAGTAATTCATATATAATCCTTTGCCTTTTACATAATATGGAGGATCAAAATAAAATAATGAATTATTGGGTAAGTCGTTTTGTAAATTGTTAACTAATTCAACAGCGTCTAAATTAAATAACTCGATGTGATCAGAAAATTGAGCTATGGCCTGAACTCTTTCTTTCAGCTTATCAGGGTTGTATCGAGCGTCAATCAGATAATTACCAGTTTGATTGAGCCCTCCAATGACACCACCTTTTATAATACCAGAACGATTAGTACGGTTTAGAAAAAATGTAGAGAATCCTAAAGATAATAAATCGACATCAGCTTTATTCCTTTGAATTTCTCTTTGTAGATGCCAAGTTTCCATCGTAACTGGAGTGTTTGTTATAAGTTGGCAGAACTCTTCGGTATTGTTTAACATAGAATACCAAAATGCAAATAATGAGCGATCTCTATCGTTTATGATTATTCGATTGACAATTCTATTCATTAATAAATAGAGGGCGATTGATCCCCCACCTACATAAGGCTCAATATAAGTACCTCCTACTAAATTATTTACAATAAATAATTCAGAGAAGAAAGTCGAAATTTTACCTTTTCCACCTGGATATCTAAGGGGAGAATAATATGTCATAAGATTATTCAGCTTCTATTTGTGCCCACAAAGTTAGCATAAAATCTTGAATATTATCCCATGTCGTTTGTATATCCCCAGGTATGGGGGATAATTTATTACTATGTACATATGCATGCATCGTATCTACACCCCAAACGGAATTTTTTTCTTTTGTGAGTAATTTCACAGCCATTGTAATAGATTCATCTGCTAATTTATTCTTATGTAAATATTGACTAACATCATTAACTTTCTGATATAGAGATCTGGGAGCTAATGATGCAGATATTTCCCCTTCTTTTAATAGTCCTTTGGCCTCAAGAAAAGAGTCAACACTTAATTCAAGGAAGACTCTTAGGGTTACGGCCGCACAGTTAACAAAGGTTTTTACATCAATTTTTTTTAATTCATTATGAATTTTATTTGCTTTGGGATTAGCTATTCTAATTGCTAAATTAGAAGGAATAACACTTTTGCGTGTTACTGGTATAGTTGATTTGGTGGATTTATTCTCCTGTGAACTATTAGAAGGTTTGTTAATAGGGTGAATAGGGGGTGATTTTTGACCTCCTTCTGTCTCATTTGAAAGTTTCTCTATATCAATATCATCATCGTTTTCTATCGACCAATTGTTTAAACTCCATGGCGTCGTTGTTTTAGATAAATCAGGTAAGCCATCACTGAATTTTTTTATAAAATCGGCGCGGTCTTTGGCTGTGTAAATAGATTTAACGGTAAAGTTTGGCTTATTCATCTCATATACTATCCGACTAAATCCTTTGGCTATTTCAGACTCTTCAACTCCAGAAATCAGCTGGGAGTTGATCCATGAAATGCCTAATAATTTTCTTATATTTGTATCATTTATAAAACGCTCGAAGTTTGTTAATTTGATTTGCTCGCTCATTTCCTTTATTTCGTCAGAAATGAAAACAGAGTTCCTTATAAAATCCATGGCCTGAATTTGTATAGGGGGATTTTTCCCGTGTTTTTTATTAAACCTATGTATTTCTTCTGATTCCCATTCAACTGTACCTACTCCTTTCTGTTCTCCGGTATGTTCTAGCTCTACCCAGTTGTCTGCGGATAAAGCATCAGGATATACATAACATAGTATTGATTTAATGGGACTTTGTATATACCTATTATGTAATTTTTCAAATTTCAATCTAAGAGTAGGATATTTTTTTTCATCAATAAGTTTTGGTCGAGAAAGGAATTTAATAGCAGTAGTTCTTCTATTCCCATCTTTAACAACATATTTATTATAATGTGGTATCACATAAAATGGCTTTGGAGATAATCCTCTATTTACAATATCTGCCGCTAAAAAATAAATTTTGCTTCCCATTTTTTGAAGCATCATTTCTAATGCCAATTTTTCATTTTCAACAGGTTCAAAACGATCATTCTCAGGATTGAGAATTAGCCGTGTTATTGATATTTGCTTGTAGCTTTTAGAAATAGCCATAGTATTATAATGGCGAATCCCTTGTCTAAACGTGCCCAAAGGTATAGTGAAACCTTAATCCGGTTTTACGGATTACGTTTAGAAAAAGGATTCATATTTGATTATTAGCTTTTACTAATTTTAGGGCTCCGCTAAGGTAGATGTTTCTTGGAATATGGCAAAATAAAAGCGCAGTTTTTTACACCTCGCTTTTAAATAATAATTTGCACGATTAGAAGTTTGCTACCTCATAATATTTAAAGAAGTAATACATAGCAACCTTATGCCATTTGGTTAGATCCTTATCTCCGGAGAGAACAGAAGACACAGTGCATTTGTCAATGCCGGTGTAGTTACTTAGATGCTTGGCTTTTAAGCCAAGTTTATCCATACGTCCTTTGATCCAGTCAACGGTAATGTTGTCGATATCCTTACGGTCAAAGTTTACAGCGGATACAGTCAGCTTCCAGTCTTCGGGGATCTCTCCCTTAAACATCTCACGTACGCGTTCGGTCAGTTCCTTTTTAGAGAGAAACTTGTCATTTACCAGGTCCTTTTGTTCGGCACGAACAATCAGGCGTCCTTCTGAGTAGGAGACGATTTCAATAACGATGTGCCCGTAGCGGCGGTACTGCTTTGCGAACTCTTCGAGCCGCTTTTTAACCTCTGCAGTGAGAGGAAGTAATTCTAAATTCTTCATGTTACATCAATTTACGATTTGACAATCGGGTTAATATTCATTTTAAAAGGTGGGGGAAAATCCCCCACCAGAATCACAATTTGATAAGTTCCAACTTCTTTATGTCGAAAATGGCAATCTGCTTATTTTCACGCCCGAATTGCTTCGCTTCTTCAAGGTTGGTGAAAATCCGGACACTGTCAAAATAGAACTGTTCGTTCTCTTCATTCAGCCATCCACCGACTTTCTTTTCGTGCACTAAAGCATGGTTAAGAACTCTTTCCAGTCCTTCTTCTCCGAAACTGTCTTGTGTTTCGAGGTAGGCGACTGAAATACCTTTTGTGACCTTTTTTAAGGTTGTCAGGTCAACCGTGAACCCTGTAGGGTTCGCCTTGGCTATCTCGAGAATAGCCGAGATTAATTGTTCCATAATATAAAGAACTTATGCGGACGTCACCCGCGTTTGTTATGACTCTGCAAAGATATAGGAAAGTTTGTTAGTAACAAACTTTTTCTCTAATATTTTAGTGGTTTCTTATTTTTTCTTCCAGCTCATCATGCTTTCGGACTGATTCATCCATAGAATAAAGCGCATCTATTAAGCTGCCTTTCCGAACTGCATCCTTCTTCGTCATGTCAGAGTTAGCGAGGGTATCCAATAAGCGCAATTGTGAATCAAAGACATTGTTTCTGATGCTTCCTTCCTGGCCGGAGAAGACGCGTGGGAAATGATAGCCTAAATTTACCATGCAACCGGTGATGAACCAGTACATGATTATTTTCTGTGTATCCGGCAAATGACGGAGCAATGCAGCGTCTTTGTCCAGGCGGCTGATGTCGAATGTCTTTCCACGGTGCCAAAGGCAGGCCAACAGATGATTGATTTTTTGCGGATCTTGACGCATGGCATCCCGGTAGGTCTGCATATAAATGAATTGTTCGAATGTAATATCGTACAGGCCATCATCAGGACCGATGAACTTTCGCATCCGGATACATAGAGTAGGATAGGGGTTGACAAAGCGATCCGGCTTGATATAATAGTTCATTGTGCGGCTGTATTTGTCGGTTTCCCTTTCAAAGAGAAAATCGAATATATTGGCGAGGCTATTGACTTCTTCCGGAGTGAGCAGGTATTTCTTTCTCCGGATACGAAAACGCACATACTCACTTTCCTTACCGACTGATAGATGTACCTGATTACCGTAGATCTTCCGGTGTCGGGTGACATATGCTTTCAGGCAATACAGTAGCATATAGATTTTAACTTGCTCAAGGGAGACATCTTTTTGCGTCAGCTTAACCAGGTATGCCAGTTCTTGATTGCTCAGTTCGTCCCAGGTTGCAGGTAACTGATAGATATCGTCGTAAATCTGTACTTGATGCATAACTATGATATTGAGGTGAATAGTTTCTTTTCTTTAGAATTAAAGTTTATGGCCGTAGATGTCTTACTAATGCCCAGGTCTTCAGCATTGGCATTTAGGAAGCTGTTTATCTTACCGGAATAATAATCGGCTTGTTGGGTAAAGAAATTGCCTGTTTCCGTACTGTCTTGATAGACTGGCCGGAGGACCGGTTGATATTCTGGAGCGTTTGTTCCGGTTCGTTCCTGTCGTGAAGTCTGCGAAGTGTACAGTTCTGCCGACTTGTTTGCCAGGTAACGGATTACATATTCCTGCAGGATCCTGTACTTTGCATCAAGATCTGTCATGTTCAGTAATCGGTCATATAAATCATCCGTCAGCATTTCGCGGATATGGCGTTCCTGAAGCTGACGGATAGTAGGCAGCATAGTTCGGTAGGTTAGGGTAGAGTAGTCGATATTCACTAACCCGATATCCTGGTATTCCTGAGCCGACCGGATGAAACATGGCACTTGGTTGGTGATACTGACATGATCCGCATAATCCGGATATTTTAGTTTGTTGCGTTCCAGGTAGTCAAGCAGACGGTCAAGAGCCTGCATGCCTCGGTAGAACAGGTTTTCTTTTGCCGCGGCTATTTTCGCCTCATTGGCAGGTGAACGTTTGCCCTGTTCGTTTTGGACCGTTATACCGCTATCTCCGAAACTTATACCAAGCTCATCGGTAGCGAGTGCAAGGGTAAGCGGACCGAGACAGCGCAGGATCTTGTCTTTGAGCGTTGTGTCTTCGCCGGTATTGGCGATATCAACGATTACATTACCAACTTGTGGCTCGATATAAATTTCGAGTGCGTCGTTGATATAAGGCGATACGGACTCATAAGGTATCGCTGCATTAATTTTGACAACCGTTTTTAAGGTCTCAATGTCGGGGATGATAGTACTCATTGTAATTGTTTTAATAGGACTCCGAAAGGCAATGAAACCTTCCGGAGTTGATAATTCTTTTATTACTCAATTACGAGTTCCGAGGCTGCAAACCATTCGGTTTTAACTTCACCGTTTATCGGTTCGGGTGCTGTTACTGCGTATGTCGTTGTACTATGCAAGTATTCGCATTTTGCAGTTATAGTTCCTGAAAATCCCGATACCTTACTGCGAACTTTGTCGCCTAACTTAATTTCAATCATATATTAATATGGATTTTACAAAGCCCTTCCAAGGCTATTTCATTCTTTTGTTTCTGGTGTTAATCCTGTATTCTTTACTGCGCCTGTTCCCTGATCCAATGTTGTCAACTGACAATTAGTGATCGAGAAGTAGATATCTTTCGGCCAGTCATTAATTGCTTTGGCAAAATAAAGAGGTTCGAGCGTGGCATCCTGATACATTTTCATGAGTGCCTGCTCGATAGTAAACAGTTCCCGGGCCTCTGTTCCGTTGATACTTTTACCTTTGCCTGGCGAAGCTCCGATAATCGAAGGGTGTACGCCCATGGCGTAACAGATGGTATTGCTTACTTCTTCGCTGTCTTCGATATATTCGCCGCCGATCTGTTGGTTGGTCAGTGCGGAGATGATGATATCTTTGTCCTCAAACCCTTTGATTTTGTCGTACCGGAATTCGGCTACAAAGGCTTTACCGGCATTTTCTTCACCTGCCAGGAAATCGTTCATTTCCTTCAGGAAATCTTCGCGGCATTGGGCTTTCTCTTCATCGGTAGTGAGTCCTTTAGCTTTATAGAGCTTGTCCCAAAATGTATCTTTAATGTAGATAACATACCGCAAGGTCATTTGATTTTTAATCAGAGCCTTTTTATAAACTGGTATGGCAGAGCTGAAGTCATACCATCCGGAGGCGAAGACCGACCACCAATAGGGGCGGCTGTAGTAGAACCGTCCGGGCGTATTGATACGAATGTTATGGATAAAGTTTCGTTCCTTGACTATTTCGTTTTTACCGTCTTTATTCGGTAGTATACCCATGCGTACTTTCAGATCCCGCAGCGAACTTTGCCGGTCAAGCAATGGAGTGGCTATAACGTCTTCAGGTGAGCCTTTATGCCATTCGGCAGAATAGCCATGCCATTCACTTTTTCCGGTTTTCTCATCGATCTTACTGATCCGGGAGCATGTCGCTTCTTTAGATTTGATTTGTACGAGTTTAGGCGGATTATTACTGTCAAATAGGTATTCGACATAAGAATCGTAGAAAATAGCCAGGTCATTGGCTATCTCGTGTCGGATCAGTGAGTAGTCATTGTTTTCAATGAATTCAAAAATTTCGGGATATTCTTCCGGTAGAACTTCTTCTTTGACGATTTTTCCTGTATTTGGGTCCCGGTATTTTCGATATACCATCACGCCATCACCGTAGATAACTTTGTTCTTAAACTCGATATTACTGCCTACCGTGACGTTATGACCAATCTTTTTCATGATGTCGTACATCATGTTATTATTTCGGCCACGGGGTACAAATTCGATGGGTTGACTTTTGCCTTTGGGTACAACCGGAATGGCGTTAGATTCCTTATCAGTGGCAATGTCGCTGTTATCATTAAATTTGATGATTTCTTTGCCCCCTTTCAACACTGCATAAGTGCCGTATCCTGGCTTATTCAATTCTATCTTTTCCATTAAAAATACACTTTGAGGTTATTAATCCGGGTAATCAGGCAACGGCGGATCTTGCGAGGGTTGCTTTCGCCTGCGGGTAGTATATTGATAGTACTGCCTTCGCTGTGGAAAGAAGTCAGCACAGCCCGTTCGTAAGTGACCAGTTCACCGGTACTACGCTTACAATATTGCAGGGAGAATTCGACCGGTTTTCCGTCCTTGCGTTTCTCCATGATCTCAGTGATCTTACTTTGGTGAATGCGGTCTAACATATAGTATAATGCCTATAATGATGGATAATAAGATGATGCCGACGGCTATACTTCTTTCAATGTCTGTTCCGGACTCTGTTTGTTTTTGGCTCTCCTGTTGGCTGTGTTCGTTCGAGAATCCTGTATCTGTTTTCTGATATGATACAGAGTCAGAAGTTTCGGACGAAACATTTTCCCGGTTCTCGATTTGCTTCCGGATCTCGCTCCCCTCGACTTCCAGTTTAGATGTCGGGGGGAGACCGGTAGTTGGATCCGCTGGTTGCGACGTGTCGAAATGCCAGGTGATTTTCCATTTATTACCGGTGAGATCGGTTTGCGTCTGGGCTTGGCTGGTGATGCTGCCATGAGCTTTGCCTGATAGTCTGACACTAACGCTATCTGCCTGTTCAGATACACGCACAGAAGAATGCTGAGAAGCAGAGCGGCAGTTACACAGCAATAGGGCAATAAGTATTGCCAAAATAAAAGGTTGTGCATAAGGCTTTATGATTTTCGGTGTATACATGATAGGTCTGTACATTTATAGGGTTTAAGTTCATTGTAGAGTTTGCGGTTGTTGTCTACTTCAGACTTGACTTTGTCTACTTCAGAACGTAATTCCTTACGTTCTGCACGCATATCGGTAATGTCTACACGTAAGTCGGTAATGAGTTCTTGATACACATCTTGCATAGCTTTCATTGCATTGGCTTCTGCTTGCTTTTTGGTGTACTTCATGGTAATGATAGCTGTCAGAAATGACACAAGACCACCACCTAATACGAAAGTTAAGATTGTTTGGGTTAATGGGTTCATAGCTTCTTTTTTATGCAAAGGTATCGCCTGCGAACGTGCTTGTAAAGGACAGGAGCGTAGCCTGAAGGCATCAGGGAGGTACCCCACGCGAGGAGCGTTCTGAGGGGGGTGGTGCAGCATATAAGAGGAAAAATTATGTTTCAGCCTGAAAATTGACTTCAGGGCGGTGCGGGGTCTTTCGACGGAAAAAGGGGAAATTTTTCCCCTTTTGAACTCCATTTTTGCTATGGTACAATTACTTAGATTTTTTTTCATGGGAATACCATGAGAAAAAAAAATCGCCCGAAAAATGCACCGGCACAAACTTTTGTCGTGATCGCAAGCTGTGACGAAAGTTTGTGCCGGTACATTTTTCGGGGGTTCCCCCTCACATTCACACCTTTGGCATGAAAGAGAGGTAGAGCGGTATAGTTTGCAACTATGTATCGATTTCTATAGACTCTTCCGGTAACAAGATGCGGATTAATTCGGATAATCTTGCTGCAGCGAGTTGTTTTTCATCCATGGAGGTGGTTGGGTCCAACAGAGAATTAATAAGCTGGAGAGCTTCTTTGCGTTTCATTGTGTACCTCCTTCCGGGATAAAGGTTGAAATCATGTCTTGCATACACAATAATTCTTGTGCAAGTTTAAGGCGTTCTTCAGTGTTGCCATAGCATTCACCGTTAACGACACAGTACAGCGCTTTGCGTATGGTGGTGTTCCATAATTCTGCGCCACCGGTTTGCAGCCCGTTGACACACTCAACGACTTCCGAAGTGAGGGTTATATTATTCGCCATGTTCGCCCCCTTTCTTGTTTTGGCGTACTTTGTAAAGACAATAGGCGGTAATTAGGAAGCACGGCGGAAAGACAAATCCGGCGCAAATGGAGAAGATAACCGCAATATACCAGCGGTCAATGTCGGTTTTCACTTCGCAGTCGGTTAGGCTGCGGAAATAACGCTCTTGGAGCGTGTTTACGTTCTGCGTGGAGCGGAACGAGGGCACGAAAGATTCGGTACCGGGGAGTTGATTTTTCATTTCTATCAGTGTTTAGCATTTTAGGTAGTTAACTTAAGACAAGAACGGCTACCATTTCCCTAGTCGCTAAACACTGATAGATGTCCTACTCCAAGGAGCAAAAATCCACCGGGAAAGGCAGCCGCCTATAATTATGATGTACAAAATGGGCATAAAAAAAGCCCACTAATATTGTTGAGCATTAACCGAGCTCTTCGGAATAAGAATCATCTTATCAGTGTTTAGCACTGCAAAGATGGGGATTTATTTTGGAATAGCAAAAAAGAAAGGTTACTTTTCTGAAGAAAATAAAGAAGTATGTTTTCTAATCAAAGATGTAGCTGGGATGTACTTGCTCCGTACACGCCCCACTGTTTTTACGTTCAGAGGTACTTCTGGCTGGAGAAGCTACGGAGCAAGTATGTTTATGATACGATTCGAATATGAATGAGTAACGGATATTAAATATTGTTTTATCTGCAAATTTATTTGCATTATTGCAAAGAATATCATACTTTTGCAAAGTATTAAAAACAAGTAGACGGATATGATAATATCAAATAAACTACTATTAGTTGACTTTGTACAAAAACATTCTCAGGCTGTGAAGCCTCTGAATAAGTGGGTTGATGAGGTTAGTGCGGCTTCATGGCAAAGTCACAATGAATTGAAAGCTACTTTCCCTTCGGCTGATTATGTGGGAAATAGTAGGTATGTATTTAATGTTGGTGGAAACAAATATCGTGTGATAGCGGTTGTTTTATTCATCAATGGAGTATTTGAACTTAGATTCGTGGGCACTCACGATGATTATGACAAAATTAAAGATTGTTCGGAGATTTAAATCTCCGAACAATTTAAAATGTAAATAAACACTATCTTTAATATTAGAGTTATGGCAAACCTGAACATCGACTGTATCACTACGAGAGAACAGTATGATGAAGTACGTTCTCGTGTGGACAGCTTAATCAAAGAAGCAACCCAAAAGGGGATGCTGGAGCCGGGAGCTGATAACGAATATGTTCGTGAAATATCCCGTCTTGCGAAACTTAGCGCAGAATATGAAGATAATTATCTGAATATTTTGCCGTTGAGAGTAAAAAATCCGTTGATTCAAACTCTTGAAGATTATTTTTATGGAAGAAGTATGAAAAGAAAAGAGGCAGCGGAACTATTAGGCATCAATGAATCTGTATTTAGTCAAATTATGAATGGCAAGAGAAAGATTTCTACTACATTGGCTAAAAAATTGTATTCAGATCTTCATATTGATGCTAATTTAATCCTTCAAAATTTGTAATAAGTAAAACATCAGAATTTAAAGCGGATAATTTATCAAAATGATAGATTATCCGCTTTTTAGTTTTTCTTCAAGAAGTAGACTCCACCGGATAGGCTATTGGGTTCGCGGAAGAAGAAGTTCATGCCCAGCCAAAGGGTATCAAATGCATCGGTGACGTGTGTTTTGTACTGATCTGGATTATCCGGCGTGTCTTCAGTTCCTTCAGGTAGTTTATCCTTCTCGAATCCGTTCTTTCCCTGGCGGATACCGGTTTGCTCCATGGCAATTTTGAGGAACTCGTTTTGATGCAGGTTGATTTGGATCCAAAGAAATTCCGGATCTCCTTTTAATGTGCGGTCAATGTTCAGGTGTTTCCAATCATGTTTAGCTGCCTGGCCGATAAATTCCATAGTAACGTTATAATTGTTTTCTTTAAATACTCGCTCAATCACATCGGCATAACTTTCGCCACTGGTACCGGTTTCCCAGGTAAAAGTATGATCATAGTAGACTACTATTTCGTGATTCAACTTCGGACGGTAGTAATCGGCTACTTGCTTGACAAGATCCTGCAGCTTACTTGGTGTCTTGACATAAAAAGACTTCAGCACACGCATCGTATTGCCGTCTTTTTGGGCGACAACGGCGGTGGATATCGAGGCGTTGGAGTCGAACGCAATGTGCAGTTCCTTGCTGAAGTCAAGATCACCATCTCCGAGACAGCCGCAGGTAGACAGTTTGCTCCAGTTACTACCAAGATCCCGGAGCCGTCCGCTGTCATTCGGTATATAGAAGTGTATGTTGTCATCCAGGGCAGAGTAGAATCCGTTCGGAACCCGGAACAGGCGTTCGTTCAAGAAAGCGGTACGCCAGATCAGTGGCGGTGAATCCCGTTGCATCTGCCAGATATAATCCTCGCCAAGCACCTCAAGATTGTCGAAAACATCGTATTCCCCATAGAACACGGTGTATTCACGCTTTTTTCCCGGTTGTGGGTTGACTACCGGCTGAAACTTCCGTGCAAGGTCGAGATCCCGGGACAATTCTTTAATCATCCTCAGAGTGTGGTCGGTCATCGGCTTGCGCTTGTATGCTTGCAGTTCTTTATACAGGCTACGAATCAGGTTGATGTGAGACGGTGACATCTCATCCACCTTGTCCAAGATCCATTTGCCTAGGGAGGCAGTCGGCATATCGCTTGAATAACATACACTGTGATGGTGTGGGCAGTGGCCGAAATACTGTTGGTTGCCACGGTTTGCAGGGTTTACCTCACCTTTTATCTTTTCGTAGGAGAGAAACTTTGCTTCAGGACCTATCACCCAATCGAGTGACATCGAGTTGGCGGACATGGCTTGATTAAACGATAGGATTACCATTACAGCACCGTTCCAGAAGTGGAAGGCATTGCTCCACCCTTCACCCATTACGGGGCGTACCGGGTCTGCAAAGTTCATCCATGAGGGGGCTTTATGACCGACAACATAATGAATGTTTTGATAATAACCCCATTCTGCCAGTGCCTTGCAGATTGCCGGAAGGGTGTTGCCCCAGGCTTTGGCATAGCTGGGCGATATCAAACCGCCCAGGGATCCGGGCATCTCCCACACATTCCGGAGAATAAACCGGGCGTCGATACCTTCGGACTTTCCGGTGCCGCGCGAAGCGATGATATATTCATCATGTGCACCGATGGCCATTGCCTGGCGTTGCATCTTGTTGAAGAACTTCTTCACGACATCGGATTGTTTCATCCGGAGATCGTGAGCTGATAACGGGAGCGTTTGAGCGGGCATTATTCGTCCTCCTCTTCGTTGATAATCTCAGCATCGACCGCTTTACCTTTTGCCATGCTGCGGGCGAGTTCCCGCAACTCCTTGCGGCGCTCTTCCAGGTCGTCGATAGGTTCGATTCCTTCCAGTAGGGTGATGTCATCCGAGGGTTCAAACGATGGCGGAATCATTCTCTCAAAATCGAGCCGGTTATCTTCCTTGTCCGCCATGGTGTACTTTCCGATCTTGTCCAGGTTAGCGGCAGCACCTTTGGCGTCTCCGCTGTCAATCGCAAGCTGGTAGCCTTTCTTGGCACCTTCGACAATCATGTAGCGATACCAATTCTTTGCAGCGAGCTGGATGTTGCCGACTAACCGGTTAATCATACCGATGTCCCTGTAGGCTTGTGATTGCGATACTGGGGTAGCATTCCCACCGCATCCGTGCATGAGAAAGGTTACGAGCTCCGAATCTTCCACCAACGGGCTATCCATCTTCTTGGCAACACAAAGCATCATGCGCTCTCTGATTTCCTGTTCCCGGGGAGAGAGCATTTGTTCGATCTCTTCACGATCCTTGTACAAGGCCCGCTCGATACGTTCGTATGTGGTATCTTTTTTAGGCATAAATTATTCGTTGACTATCTGTTCACGCATATATTTGTCAGCGAGCGGTTCGGCTGCCGGACTACCGGCTTTTGCCAGTTTGATAACGGTTTGTCGTAGCTCGTATTTTGTTTGCAGTCTGCCTTGATGATAGGCGTTATAGATTGGCGTTTTACAATGATTCTTGCAGATATCGCAAAAATAATCGCGCTCATCGGCGGGGATATCCAACAGGATGGCTATCTCCGACGGTGGTAGTAAAGCGGCTGACATGCTGCGTACCTGGGATAATTGATCATCAGTTAACTGCATAGCTCATAGCGTTTTCGTAGGCTTGGTTAAATGCTTCGGAGAAGTAATCGAAATGAGATCCGGCGGTGAAATATACCCCGGCTTCCCAACGGTGGTTAAGATTCAAGTTGGCGGATCCGATAATACCGAACTTGTATCGTTCGTTTTCAACCAACAATACTTTAGCATGGCACGAATCTATCCGTATCTCCGGAGAGATATTTGCAGCGAATAAAAGCAAATCTATCTTATGCCGTTTCACAGTGGTATCGAGCAACATCCGCAGGCGGGTTATCTGACCTTCTTCGGTCAGAAAAAAGAGTGACCGCAGGCTGTCTTCCGATATGCTGAATGTAGCTATCCGCACACTTGCCGGCCCGATGGCAGATAAAAGAGTGGGCAACACTTCGTGTATTGCCCATTCTCCCTTGTGCATGAACGGTTCGATAGAGGCGGGACACAATGCAAGCGGAAAGTTATCCTGAAACTTTTTCACCTGATATTTCCTTTTCAATTTCTGCCAGTTCTTCTTCGTATCCGGCAATCCGGTTCATTGCATTGTCATATACGACCTGACGACCGTCCTCTTTGGCTTTATCGGCGGATCGTTGACTGTTGACAATGTTTTGCTTCAATCGTTTCACATGCCGCGCTAATTCAATGCCACGTACAACCGGGTTATTACTGAAAACCGGACGCTTGGCATCCAAATTCAATGTTCCTTTACCTTCGGCCCAAGCGTCGATAGCTTTCCAGAGTTTCCGGCGCTCATCATCCAGCTTGCAAAGTTCTTCAGCCAGTGCTTTTCGGGCTTCGTCGTCGATGTCCGGGTTCGCAATGTCATTATGCAGGCTGGCGTATAGAGGCGCTATTTCTTTGATACGGGCGTATGCTTTCTTGATGGATGTCGGCATAGATGCTTCTGTCACAACTTTTACACCGGGTTCGCTCAGTGCGTCTACTTCTTTGCGAAGCTGTTCCAGTTCTGCCCGGTGTTCATCTATCTGCTCCTGAAGCTCTGAAATATCACCGGTATTGTCACTTCCTTCCAGGTATTCAATCCGTTCCGTTAACTCTTCGATCTGCTGCTCATGCGTTGCGATGGCAGCAGTTCGTTTCGTTAGTTCTTCCGTGCGTGCCTTTTCGTCTACCTCTTTGGCTTCGACGATAGACTCATTTGCCGCCGGATAAAGTTCCGGAGCTTCGCGGATCTCTCGGGATATCCGTGTCAGACAGTTTATCAGTTGGGTAAAGTGTGGATCGAAGATATGAGGATTTGCCGGAGCTGCGGCAAAATAGGCCGAATACTTTTCTTTTTGTACTTGCTTGGCAAGTGTGTCAAAGAGGGCTACGCCGTCAGCGTACTTGCGCTGACGGTTGCCTAACCAATTTATTAATTGTTCGTTTCTGGTCATAATGCTATCCTTGTGGAGTCGGAGCCGATTTATTACCGCCTATTACTTCCATGTCGATGGGAGTTGCCAAGAAGATGGCAGAATAGTTCGAATCCGCTGTGACTGTATAAGTGGTACCGCGTCGGTCGGCACGGGCTTTACCGCCATTGAAAGATGGTGATAAGGAACCGGTCAAACCAGGTTGCCCTAAAATCATTTGGTTACCTTCCGGATCCTCAAAGATATAATAGCCACGGGTGTTTTTGGCCATGGCATTGAATGCGTGCATTCCTGGCGTATTGCCGGGAAAGAAAAAGCCGAGTGTCTGTTTAAAGCTGATACCGTCTACTTCTCCCTGTGGCTCTGCTTTGTATTCGACTTCACCTTCGGTACTATATAAGTAAACGGGTTGTTTAATCGAACCTTCAGCAAAAGTAAATGAACCTGCAGCGGTAATCAGTTCGGTGTTATCGGCGGCTTTCTCCGGATCCGGTACGGTCGGTACTGTGATTGCCGCTTCTTCCGGTACGAATAATAAGTGACCTTTGTATCCGGCCATATTGTTTTTTCCCATGTTCCATTTGAGAGGGGCAAAAGCCGGACCCGCGGCCAGGATTGTTGTTGTATCATTCAGATCCAATGATAACAGATGTTGTACTTCGGGCAACAATATGGTTGCCAGAACTAACAAGAAAGCGAGAATGAATAATTGTTTCTTTTTCATTGTGATAAAATGTTAGCGTTAAACAAGGAGGGGAAAATCCCTTCCGTAAATTAGGTGTACTGTGCGGTTACGGTTGCGACTTCGCCTTCGACGACGGTCACTTCCTGGCTTGCCGGTTTGGTCTTGCCATCCACATCATTGAATACAATGGTGTGTTTGCCCGGAGCAAGTCCGATAAAGTACTGACCGTTCGCACGGCTCGACGTTTTCCCCTGGATAGTCCAGGAGCCTGCATCGGCACCGGTGATATTTACCTGTACAGCACCGGTCAGACAGTAGTCGCCCGCCAGGTCATTGGCTTCGTTCTTCTGCTCATTCGTGCGGAAGACCTTTTCATGCCAGTCATTGATACGTGTATCGTATCCGGACTGCAACCAGAATTGCCATTCGTTCGGATCGGGATAGATATCACGGACCTGGCAAAAGCGGCTGGCCGCCTGCGTGTTGAACGCAAGATCCATATTCCCGACTTTCTGCAAAATGAGGCGGGATCCTTTGCCCAACGCTTCATGCGTCACAACTTCCAATGAAGGGCAGAAGGCATCTTCGCGCAACAGCTCGATCATGCGTGCCGTGCTGGGATACTCCTGCATCTTCAGCTTGTTACGCAAAGCGGCACGGGCAGCTTTGATAACCGTTTCTGCACACATCAATTGTGGATTTCCACCCTGTGAACTACGCAGCGAATTGTGCGCACCGCCAATCCAGTCAACCAGGTTCTCATACGCACTGTAATCATTTTCATCGACCGGTGTGGCGAATTCTCCCGAAATCGCAAGGTTACCCCGGGCGGCATTGACTGCGCCGGAGATGATTAACTTGTCTGCTTTGGTAAAGTAACCGTCCATCGCACCGCTGGGTGATTTAGAATCTTCGTCGCGTTCGGCATGAAACAGATAGTACACAATATCTTCAGCGTGCGAAGTGGTCAGCCCGAAAACTATTTTTGTCTCCATCGGGTGTTTCTTGGTGATGTTACTCACCGGTTGGCCACCGATAATCAACAACTCATTGTCGTCATACTTCTGTGAGTTTTCTTTAGTGATGAAAACAACGTCTTTCGGTTCGATCAGCGAGGGTTCATATCCGAAAATCTGCTCAAATTCCTTGAATTCTTTGCCGATCTTATAAGATTGGGTGCCACCTGCACGACGGCGTTCGTTAATGCGTGAATGTTTGCCTTGCAGGTCCATTACGTTCAGTTTGAGCGTTGCTGCAACCTGCTGCAAGGTTGCATAAGGCAATGCACGGAGAGCCTTGTCGTAAATGATAGTGGCCTCGTTTAATTTTGATACATCTATTAATTTCATAAGGTAAGGTTTAGATAAGTCCTTCTTTTTTAAGTCTCTCGGTCATGGTGGCATAATTGCCGCCATTTTCAGAACAGAAAGCGGCTAACTCTTCCGATCCGCTTTCACCTTCCGGTTCAGCTTTCGGAGTCAACCCCTTGCCGTCATTGGCAGGGTTTCCTTTCAGGTTCTTCACCTGCTCTTTGAGTTGGGCGATTTCATTGTCTTTGCTCTCGACGCTGCTTTTCAACGTACCGATTTCCGTATCCTTTGTTTCGATACTGGTCTTCAGTTGAGCGACTTCATCGGTGGAAGCTGTCAGCTTCACATCAATGTCTTTCTTTGCCTGGACGAGCGTTTCGTTCTCGTCCTTCAGACGCTTCATTTCAGCGTCCAGAAACTCGATATTCTCCGAGGAGAGTTCGGTCGTGTCCGCCTTATCGTCTGTAATCTTTAGGAAAGCACAAACTGTTTTCCAACTGGATTTCAAATTCATAACGTTTAATTGGGGTTTAGGTAATTCTGGCACACATTTCGTATCCATGTCCGCAGCCAGTAAAGCGGACGTAGAACGGTCATACAAGCGCACGGCGTTGCGATTTGCCGGAATGTCAACAATGGATGCCTCCATTAATAAGGCTTCAGTCACGGTTTCACGTGTCTGTCCCGGTAGAAGCAGCTCTTTGTTGGTACTTGTGGCAATGATTTGTATACCGATAGATGCGGCGGAGAAAGTCCCTGCTTCGTATTTCGCGGCTACCTCTTTGGAAAGGTCATCTACCTTGTCGAAAATTGGAATAGCAGAAAGTTCATCGCCGTTTATCTGTATGTCTTCCCAATGACCGATTGCTTTACAGTTCCCCCAGATGGGTGAACCTTCATCACGAAAATGCATATACAGCATGACCGGATTCTTTTTGAAGGCTTCAAGATTGAGGCCTTCAGTGAGAACCCGGTAACCGTAGCAATTTACTGATGAATCGGAAAGAATGATGCGATTTTGACTCATTGCATAATTTTTGATGCAATGATACGCAGATATAGAGAGGTGTGGAAGGACGTTATTCCATGAGGGTTAATGCCGGGTGATTGCAGGTTGCGGAGAGAGATAATTCATAATGTCTGAGATCAGCCGGCTTTTGTCCTGGTATCTCGGAAAAGGTTCCGAACATGGGGTAATCAAGATTACCATAAACCCTTTTTTCATCATTGTTCGTTGTGGCAATCAAAACAGAACCGCGTATTCCCACTTGATCCAGCTCTGCTTTTAACTGTGTGTCAAGTCCTTTGTGCAAGATTCCAATTTCTGCTTTGTGTGTACACAAGGTACCGGGACCGTCAGGTTTGGGAGTAACATTAATGCCAGCTCCATTTTGCTGCAGAGGCAGAAGCCGGAGAATATGGTTATTCTTCCGGAGAAATGCACCTGATGAAGTGACTGCAAAGGTTGATAATTCGTCTATAAAAACGAGTTCGATAGATTTATAACCGCCTAAATTGTTCATAATTGATTGATTATTAATGATTGCGCGCATTTTATCACGCTTTTACTCTTGTTTTCTCACTGTTTTACCCCGAAAATCGGACAATTAACTACACTTGCTCGGTCTAACTTTTTCGGGTATATGGCCGCTTTTCTTCCTTCGGACGGATCTTCCCGCGCCAGCGATAGTAATTCTTTAAAAAAGCATCTTCAGACAAGGAGGTAATTCCGTACTTATTCATAAAGGCGTGTATACCTACGATGAAGTTTACACCGTAACGGTGCTTCTGTTCGTCAACCATATCGTGCAGCTCCGCCCACATCATAAGATCCAGTTTCCGGTTGATGATTAACTGAGAACGTACCCCTAAGTAGTTATATGTTTTGGGAGACTTGCCGGAAGAACGGTTCGGTAAAGCAATGGAGAGATTTCCTTTATCGACTGGCACCGTGACCGGGCGACGCTCCAACAGATCATAAATAACATGGTAGATATCACTGTTATCCGGGAAGGTGACAGGGATATCCTGAAACTCGCAGTATTTCCCGATCAGGTATTCCCGGATATGTGCAGGTACGTTTATTTTGGTGGTCATCGTATTAATAGTTTAAGTGTGTAGAGCTAAAGTAATAAAAATAAGTGGATTATCTTGTCTCCGGTCTACATTTTTTGTATCTTATAGCTAATCCTACCCTTGTCATATCAGTACTATATTTTTGTACTTTAGTGCAAATCGCACCTATAACACTTTAATATCCTTTGATAATCAAATATTTACGTTCGTACAAAACCCGTACTTTTTTTGTACGGAATTTAGCTCTGCGTACAAAACGCCATTTCGTGCAAAAAAGTACGATTCGTACGGTTTTGTACAAAAATCGTGCAGTGTTTAAATCTTTGATTTATAATGTAATAAATGAAGAAAAAGGGGGCTTCGTACGAAAGTACAAAAATATCTCTATTTTTTTATAGGGTATTTTTGTAAAAAGAAAAAAGAATAAAAAGAATATATAGAGTGTCCCTCTTTCCGCTTCCGCTGTTCTTTGGCACAATTGTCCAAAATGTTTATTCCTAATGAAAGGGGTGGGAGGGGAAACGGATGAAAAAACAAAGGCGGCAGTACATGCGTACCGCCGCCGAAAGAATACTCCGCTCTGTGCATTCAAGAATACTCCGCTCTGTGTTACCGCAAATCACCTGGATAGAATGTCTGTGATACAAACTCATATTCACGGGGTAGACTCTTAACTCCTACAATCACACAGATACCCCGCGCTGCCAGTTCATAAAGCCGCTGGGTAGTAATCACAGCTCCCCGAAAATTATAGTTGCTGCAGAGCACGAAATAAGCCGTAGAAAGGTCGAATGAATGGACGTCTTTCCGGATGATCTTGGCGGCATCTGATGCTATTTGGGCAAAACCATAACGGACGGCCAGGCGCGCCATCAGCTTCTCCCGCTCCTGTATCGTTGGTGCTATAACTACCTGTATTTTATTCTCTTTTTTTATCATAATATTATTGCATATATTGCTAAAAATGCCTACCTTTACAAGGTGATAAATTGGAATGCTATATGCTTTTTACTCCTTTGCGGTAGGGGCGCGACGGAACGAATTTATAGCATTTTCTAATCGTCGTATAATCGTCCGAGAATTCCAATAGATCATCCGTAACATTTTTCCTGCATGTATCTTCAATAATAAACAGGCTTGCCACCTTGATAAACATACCCATTGTCTTCTTGCTGCAGTGATCTGCTATGCGCAACACCTCGCCTTCCTGGATACTGAACAATTTCTTGTAGACAGCATTGTAGAAGCGCATAAACCGGGCGGGTTCCTGTTGGTATAGGGGATACAGTTCCTTTATTAGTTCAGAATATGTCGGCACCATCATAATGAATATATAGGTTCTAAGATAGCATTGATCAGTTCCAGATAAATGGGTTCATCTTCCGGATTGAATGAAATCAGCACATCTATGTTGCCACCGGAAGCCCTGCCGATCTCCATATGTATTGGCAGGTTGTCTTCAAGTATCATTTCAGCCATGATCTGGGTCAGTCGCGAGTCTATTGTTTTCTTTATCAATATCATACTACTAGTATTCTATAATTTCGTCATTTATTTCGGCTTTGAATGGCAAGCCCGGATAGTCATTGATTGAGCCGGCTTCTTCATCGTCAGGAGCGATATCCTTGCACCCTACAGTAAAATACTCTACACCTCCGGCTTTATCGTCCAGGACTGGATTTCCGTCCTTGTCAAACTGGTGGGGCTGACCGGTTACCGGATCATACTTGTTCGGATTAAAAGTATATCCTTTCCATTCGCAGTACAACTTAAATTTCTTTTTGAATACTGTGGAGCTGATGAACTTCTTCTGTGTCTGATCATAATTGCAGAATGCATCGTAAAGGTCTTTACGAACTAATCTGCAATTAAGATGGGCCGGATCAGAAAAATATTCGTCTGCCCAGGATATCAACGGCTCAGTGATTTCCTGGCGCAGCTTGCGCATTTCAAGACGTTCACCCGGTGCCTGGACAACTCCGAATGTCAAGTAGAGCTGGATGCAGTTAGCTAACAGATTCCAGGTTAAATTCCACTGATCGAAATCCCATTCCGAAAAGAACAGGCAACCGAAATCATCAAGCGGTTTATGTACGTCATTGTAGTAGTCGGAGAAAGCGACTAACCATTGTCGGTCCGTATAGCTGGAACCAGTTCCCCGGATGGCGTGATTCGTAGGTATGTAAATCTTGGCGGATTTAGCGAATGGAATAGTGATCCGTCGGCCACCTTTGTAGTTTATTGTCCAGTCCCCTGTAATCACAGGAAACAAAAACTCAAAATTGAAGTTCTGCAGCACGTCGTCGATGAATACCAGTTTCGTATTTTCCTGCACATCATTCCAGATGAATTGATCGCTGAAGATATCGTTTCGCTTACCGGATATATAGGCGGTAGGTACGACATTGCGCATAAGTTCACCGATCAGTGACTTTCCGGAACGTCCGTTGGACTCACCGACTTCGGACTGTTTGCCATCCATACCGATAACCGCCCTGGCGACATTGTTGTCTTTGGCTTCCATCGCCATGTAACCGATGGCGCAAAGTTTGCTGAGCAGGTGGATCCGATTCTCATTCTCTTCCAATTCGTCAATTTCTTCCGCTTTTTTTCGCCAAGTGAAATTGCTGGCATTGATCAGAAATGTTAAGAACTGGCAGGAGCTTCCATCTTTTGTAATATCATAACTACATTGGCCGTCCTTCATCTTGAAGTGGATCAGCGGTTTGCCCAGGTACTTAGCCGGTATATTCTTCTTTTGTTCCTCCCAAATATGGTGCGTGATGCTTTCATACCCTATTTCCTTTACTGCATCTTTGTTGATATACCAGCAGCTTTTATCAAAGTAAAGGTATTGACTTTCCCGGTTCGGCTTGATAAAATTCGGTTCGATGAACCCAAGCAAGGAGAGTTTATCCGGGCCTACATATTGAGACACCCCTTTGATCAGCATTTCGTTAACCTCTTTTTTGCAGTAATGCTTGGCAAATTGGAATAGGTAATCCCGGGCGTCACTGGCGTCGATGGGGCGGACCACCGGCGGATCCAGATGAATGAACTGATAGCTCCGGTCCAAACGTCGGAGGCGGCCAAAGCCCCGGTTCTGCAGGAAGTTTTGTGAATTGACATAGCAGAATTCGATTTCAACTCGTTCATTTCCGGAACGGTCACTTTTGGAAACTTCATTCCAAAACTTTTCATCATCATCAAAAGGTTGTGCTAGCACCACCTTTCCGGACTCGTCGAATTTCCAGCGATATCGGCCGAAAACAAACTCCGGAAGATTGCTCAGTACGTCTTTATGAAGCTCTGCAAAAGCCTCGTGCGAATGCAGGCACCAGAATTCCTGTAGCTTGTGATCGGTCAAGGTGGTCACCTTGAACATCTCGACATATTTTCCGAAGCCTTTCTTATCATTACAGGCATAGTCTATATCTGTTGCAAGCTCGTCCTCTTTTCCGGAGAGAGTATTTGCCAGGATATCGTCAAGTCCTTTGTCTCCGGCATCATTCTTCTGTATATGGCCGATGAAGATTTCCACATAGATATTGCGGTTCTTGAGCGTCCGCATATATTCTTTAAAGTTTCTTGCAGCGTAGAAGAAATTTCGAGGGCGCTTCTCCACCTGGTCATTGATCTTTATATTCGTTGAGATGTCATTCCAGTCCGAATCAAAGATAAATGCGACCTCTTTAACCTGGCATTCAGTAATGATACGCACTACATCTTCCGGTAGCGAGCCGTTCATTCCGAGATTCTGAATACCGGAGACTGCAATCGACGGGATACCGTGCTTGCACGCCTTTTCCGCTTTCTTTTCCCCTTCCTGGATATAGAGGCGGGGAATAGGCGTTTTCTCCTTAAACATCTTACGTATGCGCTCCGGTATATATACCGGTGTTCCGGATCCGGGAGGCGATTTGTATTTGAATGGCTTTCCCTCTTTATCCAGGTGGGAATCCGGGAACTGCCAACGGACCCGGAAATATTCTTTCTTCTCGTTAGTTACACGTTTCTTGCTGTCTTTGCGGTAGTAGGTGACAGGCATACCGTCAAGATCATAATATTCGATGATCACATCATCGCCCTTGGTGATGGCACCACGTTCGTCAATGGTACCGGGGCGAAATGTCCTCAATTCGAATATAGCCTGCTTGTCATCACTCTTATAAACCTTTGCGGTGACATCCTCAAAAGTTAATCCGGAGGCAGCCAGCATACGCGCGCAATAACTGTCTACATCCACGCCTTTGGCTGCTTTACTACCTTTTTTGAGCTTCTTTATTTTCTTGGGTTGGGGCTTTTCATCCAGTAGAACATTGAACCGGTTAGCCAGGTAATCAAGTGCTGCAGTATATTCCTTACCTTCGACTTTCATAAGGAATGAAAGCGCACCGTTACCGTTTACCTCATGGCATGAAAAACATCCAAAGACTTCTTTGTTCGGATTGATGCTAAATTTGCGGGCTACACCACAGTGAGGGCAATCACAAACATAACTGACTCCGGATTTTCTGAACTCATGAAAATCCTGGGCGACATCGAGCAGGCGTCCCTTTGCTGCGTCCTTTATTCTACTTACATCATTATCAGTGAATTGCATATATTGTTGATTTTATCATTCTGCGAATTACGGGATTTCCCTGTCGTAGTAACAGGACTACTTCATACAGAGAAAATCACCGGGATCCGCATACATAGCTAATCTGTTTTCCACAGGATATATCCCCGCGACGATCCAACCGTAAGGCACATCAATCAGTCCATAACGAGAATATATGGCACTCCAATGTATGCCAATTCCTCCGGAATCGTATTCTACGACTTCAAAATCTTCTACTTGGCAATGTATGCGATTTACGATTTCTTTTCGTATCGCATCTGACTGTGATAATACATCGTTTAGTTCCATTTTAGTCTAATTTTTATTGGGGAAAATCTTTGATCACACGTTTGGGAGTGCAATCATTAACTCATTCAATATTATCTGTATCAACATAGCCATAGCGCAGGTATAAGCTGATACAGTCCGCAATCAGTTCCCATGTATATGCCCAATCAGCCGTACTCCATTCATGATAAAAGATCTTTCCGAAATCGCTTACTATATTGCGTTCTTGGTTATAGTAGTCAGAAAATCGAAGTCGCCACATACGATATTTTAAGCTGGGACCTTTCGACGGTAATGGCTTTTCACTTGTCAATATGAGCTTTGGTGATTTGTTGAATGGTAGAAAACTACATCTACCTCCTTTCTTGTTAATATGCCAATCGCCCGTAATATTGGGGAATAGATACTCGAAACAGAATTGGTCTGGTACATCGTCAATGAGAACTATTTTAGTTTCTTCCGGCATTTGTGACCATGGAAATAAGTTCTTTGTTATATCCAAGGTTTTACCCTGTACAACATACATTCGTGATACCTCTCTAAAAAAGTTAGCAAAGAGTGTTTTCCCGTTTCTGGTACCGGATTCACAGAATACAGCACGTGGGTTTTCTGAATCTTTATATCCAACGATTAAATATCCTATTGCGCACAGTTTACTAAGCAAATGCACATCGTTTCTGCATTCATATTCAGATCCGCAAGGTTCTATCATACTCGTACGCTTTAAAAACTGTAGGAAATCGCATTTTTCTGCATTATCGTTTAACGTAAAATTGCACACACTATTTATATATCTTGCTTCAATCATAATGTTCGTTATTTGTAATTAGTTATTTTACATCTATTTAAAGGCTTATTTCATAATCCGATTCGATAAGAAAGAAGACCTCATTCGTGTTTTTATAGACCCTACGTTTAGCACCAAGAGCCTTCAGTTTCTTGTGCGAAATACAAACATTGTAATCTTCAACAGAACCACCTTGGTTATTGTGAATGTGGATCTTGACATTCTTTCTTGTTACAGCCCATGCCATAATTGTACTCCTTTCTAATTTATCTAAATTAATTAGAACTGCTCTCTTATTACATCGTCCATCGCCATGAGAGTAGTTGACAGAGTATTATACTTCTGCTTTGTTTTCTCATACGATTTTACTTGCTCCTCTGTGGACTCTCCAGACTCATAGATATCACTAAGGCGTTCGAATTGCTTCCTGGTTACGAATAACATTTCCTTTATTTTCGGACGTAACACAATGCAATCTATTTTTGACAAGCAAACAGTCCATTCCAGTGGGCTGTCTAGCATTTCTTTGGTTGTATTAGCGTATGCCATATTAGATTATATTTAAATTGAATTAAGTTTTGATAAAATAAAATCAGCTAATTTTTGCGTTTCTTTTTCGGTTTCTTGTTTTTGAACTTGACAAATGAACCTTCAATGATATAAGTACCTTTACGATCTGTCTCTTTTACAAATTTTGTTTTCATTTTATTCAGTATTATATTTTATTGAATTATTCTGTAAATGCACTCGACTAATAGCACAAAAAAAGTAATAACAAATAGACTTTTCCAGAACTTAATCTTCTTATCGTATTTGTTTTTATATCTATACCATTCATATTCTACAACTTCTTTACAATCGGATTTGTAGTGCTCAAAATGCTTGTTAATGTAATGGGTAATATCATCAACAATGGCGTGCTTAACCTCGTCAGATACAGATTCGGGGTAGCCACGTTCATCGTAATTTAATTCGGTAATAACTTGTTGTCTTATTACTTTTTCCACACCATTTATACGAAAGCGCATTGATATTCCACTTGATTTGACATACCGCAAGAACATCTCTTTAGCAAGTTTTTCTACCTCTTCTTCTTTCAGTTTGGCTATTGAGTCAATTCGTTCGAACTCTTCTTCATCTACAATGATAATAGGGTTCTCCGGTTTCATTCTATGTATTTCCATAATGTTCCTTTCTGTTTTGTTATACGTTAAATGTAAGTCACTTTTTTATTCGTAGTGGCAATTTTAAGCACCTTGTATTCGGTCAATGAAGACGCTTCTTTTTGTAGTTTAGCACATCGTTTATCAGCATCCCTCTTTGTTGTAGGTTGGCACATTGTTTCCACGTGCCAACCTCGGAAATAACGTGCTATGACATACTGCTTTTTCATATATAATTTTATTTGAAATAAGTACAAGCATATACATCAGAAGTTTCACCGAAGCTAACCCTTACACACATTTCAGCACTGCACACAAATGGTTCTTCGCTCATAATTGTACCAACAAGTCCGGTGTTCTCGTCAAGAACCTGCTCACCCTTAATCATTTTATCCAATTTGTCTTTAAACTGATAACTGGTAAATACATTCAGTTTTTTGCCGGAAGATTCATAACCTAACAATCCAGTTTGAAGTCCATTAACTAATTTGATAACCTTATCTTCTATCTCTCTCCGAGATATAACTTTCTCAAATGTTATTTCCTGCACACATACATCAGGAAAACTCTTCTTAAAATCTTGCTTTTTCATTTTATTCTTTTCTGTATTGGTTAGAGGTATTTTTTCAGTTCTTCTCTATCTATAAAAAAAGCACATGCCATATATTTACCGGGTAATCCCATTGTCTGTGCTCTTGCATCATCCCCGCAAACTTTTTCAGTCCCAAAACCAACGATTGAGCCGCGTGGATCATCTTTAACATCGACTATGGTAGTAGTCATTCTCAAACCTTTATTGTCATCTGCTGCCATTCTCTTAATAGCATCCAGAATTTTATTACCATCATTATTCATTTTTAAACTGTATTGAGTTATTCACCTTCTGATAATTTCTTTCCGCAAAATGGGCAAAAAGGATAAGCAATAGATATGGTACTCTCCGTTTTATTAAACGTACCATCCTTTTTCTTATTCCGGTAAGTAGCCTCTATTACTGGCTTCTTCTCAAAAGACGGCATGGCATACATATAATTAAGTGAAGTTTGAGGGTCGCCAGTCTTTTCTTTCAAGTTCGCCTCTACTTTTTCAAAACAGTCACACATAATTTGCTATATTAAAGATAATTACTTGATAAAAAACTCACAATCATAAGCATCTTTCTTACTTTCAAAATCAACTGTTACACACATTTGTCCGCAGATAATGAAAGGTTCATCGCTAATAATTTTGCCTACCTTACCAGTATGGGGATGAACTACTTGATAACCGGGTGTCATCTTGTCAATCTCTGCCTTTATCTTATCAGAGGTGAATACTCTGATAGTTTTGCAACTATAATCGTAGTAAAGCAGACCAGTATCCAGTGATCGGATTAATCCTATCACGCAGTCTTGTACTTGTGCTCTACTAAGCACAACCTTTGTTTCTAACTCCTGAAGCTTCACATCAGGAAACTTCTTTTGAAAATCTTTCTTATTCATATTTTTATTGGTCTTGAAGATTATTCAGTAGCCTTTTTAATTGCATCACATAAAATGTCATAAACAGGCTCTTCAGCGCAAACATACCTAAGTGCTTCTTTACATGCCCTAAACAATTCAGGCGCAGCGGCTATTAATTTAGCATTCTCCCGCTGTTTTCTCGTTCCATTCTTATGTCTTCCCTGCGGAAAAGGAACAAGAGCCAAAGGATATTCAATAGAGGTGTCTT